GCTAAGCAGACAGAGTCCAAGAAGAACGGGCAAAGCCCGGCGGACGAGGAGAATAAACCCTCGCCCACCCTGATATATTAAGATAAATTACTCTTAATATACCAGATCCCCACCCCCGCCAATAATGCGGAGGACCGATCCTAGTTTAGGTATCGGGTTATGCTGCTACATCCGGATCGAATAATCGATACGGATCGTAGTGCACTGCTTCTGGCCAGGATACATTAGTCGTTAATTCATAACGATTAGTTGTATCAGCTGGGTCACACTGAGTCGAGGTATGAAACCAATCGTAATTTCCGTCGTAAAGAGATGTATAAATCTCAAACGTTGGAGAAATTAACGAAAGGTTATAACTCGGCTTAGCTTCCGCCTCGAAAAGCCACCATATCATCTGAGGAGATGATTCGGTGTCAATTGGTTTAGTTAATCGAAGTAGCCTCTTTCGGGGCTTATCAACTGTAACTAAAGCAGTATCGTCATTGGGATTTACACCCCCATGAAGACAACGAGGAATGATTTTTGACCACTTTTTGTGGAAATGGTAAATCGACTTAGTACAAATTGTACCAGCCGATCGGCCATCCCACTTCAAGAGGTGGTTCAGAAATCTTATCACGTCAGTTTTCTGACGGATAGGAACCCGTAAATAAAACGGGGTGACATCCAAAGAATTATGGTAATGTTTACCACATGATTCACGGAATAGACCGGTCGAGTGTGACTTCTTCGCATTAATGGAAAATCCATACCATGCAAAGACGTCAGTTAACTGACCGATCATAAATCGTGAACATATGATATCGTCACCATAAACTGAAACGACACCCTTTGATCTTGTGGCCCATGCTGTAGCACGCGTTAAAGCGTAAAACAGTAAAGACTCAAGTTCAAAGGTGAATCCGTTCCCCATGGAACTGAACATGTTCAGATCTACGGGCACACCATCAATCAAGGTGGTGTGAACACGGAGTTCATCAAGGAGCCAAAAGTAATCTAGTGGCAACAACCGCAACACACATTGTGTTGTGATAGAGTCACTAGCTGCACTGAGATCAACGGTCGCGAGATCGTCGACTAGTGCAACTTTTGCCAACTTTTGATTGCGGGTTTGATCACGAAGATCAATACCAACTCTCTTAAGTTTATGTCGGATATACTTCCCGACAGCTCGTTGAAGTGTCATATTGATCTCAGGCTCTTTACAAGCCACGCGATCAATTTCAGACTTCTTTGGAACCGTGAAGAGCACACTTTCCTCCTGAGCAACAAGGTCTTGGGCCTCTAAAACTGTATCAACAGTTAAAGAATCCCAATAGCCTACCGCCCGAGTGGAAGAATGTGCTTTACCAGCAAGTTTGAGAAGAGATGCATTCGCACCTCGTGAAATCCG